AGCGGGTTTGGGGGAGGAACTTCAATGTTTGGTCTTAGAACCACCAAAGCCGTAAAACGACTTGGCTGTTCTCTAATGAAAAGCATGATTGAAGATGATAAATTGCTAATTACTGATTATAGAATAATTCAGGAATTGGTTACTTTTATTACAAAAAGAACCTCATACGAGGCAGAGGTAGGTCACAATGATGATTTGGTCATGTGCCTAGTTCTATTTTCTTGGCTCACAAGCCAAGAATATTTCAAAGAACTAACAAATCTGGATATGAAAAAGAATATTTTTAATGATAAAATCAAGCAATTAGAAGAAGAAATAGTTCCATTTGGGTTCATAGAAGATGGAAGAAAAGATGAGGTGGAAGTAGATAACTCTGGAAATGCTTGGTATACAGTATTTTAAATGGCAAAATATTTAAAAATATAAATATAATTTGACAAATACAGTATAAAGAGTGTACCAAAGGAGATAAAAATGGCATTTCAACTCAGTCCCGGTGTTAATGTTACAGAAAAAGATGTCACATTAATTGTTCCAGCAGTAGCAACTACTCCTGGCGCTATGGTAGGACCATTTCAATGGGGTCCAGCAAATGAAAGAACTATAATCGGTTCAGAAAAAGAATTATCAACAGTATTTGGTGGTCCTTTATCTTCTTTAACAGAAGGAATAGTTGCAGACTATGCAACATATTGGTTTACTGCTGCTAATTTTCTTGCATATGGAAACAATCTTCAAATCGTAAGAATGTTAAGCGAAAATTATAAAACAGCAACAAATACTTATGAAATAGAAGACGAATCTACAGATGGAATTTCTTCTACAACTGGTTATCCTGTTTCATATAATGTTTCTACAGGGAAATGGACAGGAATTTTTAATGAAGAATCCACAAGAGATTTTATCGCAAATTATAGCACAAACATCAATAACAATTCTCTAATTTTTTCTGCAAGATACCCCGGTCTATTAGGAAACAGTCTAAAGGTTGTCGTTATAGATTCTGGTGCTGATTTTGATCAGACTACAGACGGAGAACTTTTAGAATACACCAAATATTTTAATACAACTCCTGGAACATCCGCATATGTAGAATCAATAACAGGAAGAAATAATGTAAATGATGAAATCCATGTTCTAGTTATTGACGACGATGGCTTATGGACTGGTGTCAAGGGTTCAGTACTAGAAAGATTTGAATATCTATCCAAAGCACTAGATGGAAGAAAACCAGATGGTACAAACAATTATTGGATTAATATCATCAACAATAATTCACAATACATCTACGCATATCATGCACCCACTGTATCTTCTGGTGATAATCTTTTGGCTTGGGGTTCAAGTGCTCTTTCTATAAATTCACAAAATTCATTTGCTATTGTTACCGCAAGTAACAAATATCAAGAATTTGTTTTGGCAGGAGGGTCACTAGAAGGAAGCCAATGGACAGATGGAGCAGGAACAGTAGAAGATGAAATCGAAGGATTTTATGAAGAACATTTCGATGATGCAGAAACAAGTGATGTTTCTCTTCTTCTAGCAGGTCCAGTTTCGGCATCAGTTGCTGCAAGAATTATAGAAATTGCAGAAAATAGAAAAGACTGTATCGCATTCGTTTCTCCAAAACCAGACACTGGAAGTCCAGAAACAATGAATTTGACAGATATATTAGAATATAGATCAGATCTAGCAATCTCTTCTTCATATGGTGTTATGGATTCTGGTTACAAATTACAATACGACAGATACAATGATGTTTTCCGTTATGTTCCTCTCTGTGGTGATGTTGCCGGTTGCTGCGTAAGAACAGATACTACAAGAGATCCTTGGTTCTCTCCTGCAGGATTTGATCGAGGAAGAATTCAAAATGTTATTCGTCTAGCATTCAACCCAAACAAAACCAGCAGAGATGAATTATACAGAAAAGGAATTAATCCAGTAGTTGCATTCGAAGGTGAAGGAACAGTTCTCTACGGAGATAAGACTTTACTTTCAAGACCAAGTGCATTTGACAGAATCAATGTCAGAAGACTCTTCATTGTTCTAGAGAAAGCAATTGCAACTGCATCTAAATTCCTTTTGTTCGAATTCAATGATGATTTTACCCGTGCTCAATTTAGAAATTTGGTAGAACCTTATCTTCGTGATGTTCAAGGAAGAAGAGGTATTACAGATTTCCGTGTAGTATGTGATGAAACAAATAATACTGCACAAGTAATAGATTCAAATAGTTTTGTTGGTGATATATACATAAAACCAACTAGATCTATTAATTTTATTCAGTTAAATTTCATTGCAACACCAACAGGCGTATCGTTCGAAGAAATCCAAGGGGTATAATTAATCAAAAAAGGATAAAAAAATGGCTAGAGATATTTCAACATTCGTTAGTAATTTTGATGGTGGAGCAAGAGCAAATCTTTATAAAGTAACTATTACTGCTCCTGTTGCAAATTTTCAAGGTGTTGATCTTGTTGCAAAATCAATCAATCTTCCTGCATCTACATTAGGAGAAATGCCTGTTCCTTTTTATGGAAGGGTTTTAAAACTAGCAGGTGATAGGACATATGAAGATTGGACAATGACTGTTATAAATCATGAAGATTTAAGATATAGAAAAGCATTTGAAGAATGGAATTTATCAATTAATCAACACAGACAAAATGTTCCTACTGGTGATTATAAAACTTTAGTTACATCAGGAACAGTCTTGGTTCAACCATTGGATAGATTTGGAACTCCAACAAGAACTTATACATTATACCATGCTTTCCCAAGAGAAATAAGTACAATAGATATGGCATTCGATCAAAATGATACTGTTTCAGAATTTACCGTTACATGGGGTTATACTTATTTTGAATTGAGTTAATATGTCTGTATCTATCGATACTATAGTTTCAGAATTTAAAAAATCAGGAGTAGCAAAGCCTAATTTTTATAAAATTGAAATATTTGATTATGCAAAAGTTGCAACACAAGATATTACATTTTATGCAAAAGCAACAACTACTCCAACATTTTCCATAAAGGAAATGCAAGTTCCTTATATGGGAAGAATGTTAAAATTGCCATTAACTAGTAGATTATATGAAGATTGGACTGTAACTTTTATTGCTGATGAAAATTATTATAATAGAAAATTTTTTGAAAAATGGCATTCTGCTATAAATGATCATTTAGATAATTCTTTAAATGTTCCATTAGAAACTTATATTTTATCTAATATTAGAGTATTATTATTAAATCCATATTCAACACTCTCTGCAGGGATTCATGGTTTTATTTTAGAAAAAGTATTTCCAAAAGAAATTGGACCTATTAATCTAGGATATGATCAAAATAATACTGTATCTGAATTTACTGTTACTTTTGCATATAATAATTTAAAAGAAATTATATTATGATAAATTCTTTTATAAATAAAAAAAATAAACCACTAGAAGAAGGTGGTCTTAGGGATGAAGGAGTTAGAATAGCATCTTTTCAACAAGATAGTTATTCTTTAATTCCTGATTCTTTTTTAACAACAAATAGAGCAAATTTTGTTGAGTATTCCGACATTTTTAAAATGTCATCTACTAATTCTTCCACATATTCTAAATATCCTCCTGCATTATCAGAGAAAAAAGATTGCAATGGTGATTGCATTCATTCTTCTCAAATAAAAGATTATTCTCAACAAGATTTGATTAATAAAATATTACAAAATATGCAACAGTTTTTGTCTGAGTACATATCTTCAAAAAATAATATAACAACATTTAGGGATAGTGAATCTACATATTCTAGTCCTGTAGAATATAAATATCCTATATGATCGAGAAAAATTATGTCTGAAAATAAATGTAGTCCATTTTTAAATATAAAGTCTCCAGAAGAATTATTAGATGTAATTAAAAAAATTAATAATATTTCTTCTAATAGACCATTAACTATACAAGATATAGAAAATATAGTACCAGAAGAAATTATAGATACTATATCAAGAGAAAACCAACCAACACGAACCACACAAGATGAAGAAGAACAAAATACATCAAGACCTAATTCTTCTGGTGGTGGAGGAGGTGGAGGTGGTGGAAAAAAATCATGCAAACCAAAAAATTCAGATAAAGTTGGAGCATGGAATTTTCCAAAAAGTAGTTATGGAATGGTAATAGGAACACCAATAAAACCAAGAGAATTAAACTGTAATTGTGAGAAATAAAAATGTTTGAATTATTTGGATTTACATTTGGAAGAAAAAAGGTAGAGGAACCGATCACTCCGTTTCCGCCAGACTCCGATGATGGGGCAACCATTGTCGAAGCCGGTGGTTTACAAGGAGTGTACGTCGATTTAGACGGAACTGTAAGAAACGATATTGATCTTATAAGAAAATATCGTGAAATGGCATTACATGCCGAAGTAGAAATGGCAATTGATGATATTGTCAATGAAGCCATCACTGAAGATGGTGATGGTGATTACGTTGATATAAATCTAGATAAAACCAGATTACCAAATCAAGTAAAAAGAAGAATGCAAGAAGAATTTTCTGACATTCTTCATTTACTTAATTTTAATATTGATGGTCCAGATTTATTCCGTAGATGGTATATTGATGGAAGACTCTATTATCACATAATTCTTGATGATAATCCAAAGAAGGGTGTAAGAGAATATCGTATGATTGATCCTCTTCGTATCAAGAAGATCAAAGAAATCAAAAAGAAAGAAAAAGTAGGAAATGTAGAAATTATAAGAGAGGTAGAAGAATACTATCTCTATATGCCTACTGATAAATCTCCAATTCAAAGAAGCACATATCTTGTTAACTACCCAGATTCTCCAAATTCTGGAATTAAGATTGCAGCAGATTCAATCAATTACGTTCAATCTGGTCTTATAGAATCAAGAACAAGCAGAGTAATTGGTTATCTTCATAAAGCAATCAAACCATTGAATCAATTGAGAATGGTTGAAGATGCTACAGTAATTTATCGCTGGTCAAGAGCACCAGAAAGAAGAATCTTTTATATTGACGTAGGCTCATTACCAAAAGTAAAAGCAGAACAATATATTCGCGATATCATGAATCGATATCGTAATAAAGTTGTTTACGATGCTGCAACTGGTGAAATACGAGACGATCGTAAGCACATGAGCATGTTGGAAGATTTCTGGCTTCCTCGACGAGAAGGCGGAAGAGGAACACAAATTGAAACTCTTCCCGGTGGTCAAAATCTTGGAGAAATGGAAGACGTTCTTTACTTCCAGAAAAATCTTCTT